CGACACAAAAACCAATTTCGTTAGCTTCTTGGTGTTTTGATAAATATAATAAAAATGGAGTTATTGTATTAGACCTTTTTGGAGGTTCAGGCTCTACATTAATAGCTTGTGAGCAAACAAAAAGAAAATGCCGAATGATGGAGCTAGACCCAAAATATTGTGACGTAATAGTAAACCGATATTGCAAATTAAAAGACATTGATCCAGAAAAAGTATTTGAAACAGGAGTCGCATAATGCCAATTACAACCCAAGCAATAGAAATCAAAAAACAGAGACTACTTGAGGCACTTGAGAAATCTTTAGGGATCGTCACAACCGCGTGTAAAACAGCAGGGGTTGCAAGATCATCTTTTTATGAATGGAAAGAGAATGATCCCGAGTTTGCAATGGCAGTTCAGGAGATTGACAATGTAACATTAGACTTTGCCGAGTCCAGCTTACACAAGCAAATCAATGAAGGGAATGCCACCTCTACTATTTTCTATTTGAAAACCAAAGGCAAGAAGCGCGGATATGTTGAACGCACCGAGCTTGATGTTTCGAACTCTGACGGAACATTGCAACCGACAATTGACATAAAGAAGCTTACAACCGAACAATTGAGAGCTTTAAAGGATGCAAGAATCGAAGCTGACTCATGATGATTTCAAGGCTATTGATATTGAATTATGTCAAAGGTCATTAGCTGAGTTCGCACAGCAAGCTTGGCACGTATTAGAGCCATCCACCCCTTTGAAATGGGGGTGGTGTTTAGATGCAATTTGCGAACACCTTGAGGCGGTAAATTCTGGTCAAATAAAACGGCTTTTGATGAACGTACCGCCCGGCTCGATGAAAAGTTTGCTAACAGGCGTAATTTTTCCAGCGTGGGAATGGGCAAGGGGCGAACAAGAATATAGATACATTGGAACCGCACATAATCAGACGCTTGCAGTTCGTGACAATATGAAATGCAGAAGGTTAATTCAGTCAGAATGGTATAAGTCTATGTTTGGGGTTGAGTTGACGAGCGACCAGAACGCTAAAACTAAATTTGAAAACAGTAAAACAGGATTTAGAGAAGCGATGTCATTCACTGGCATGACTGGTTCTCGGGGTGATCGTGTTATATTGGACGATCCATTGAGCGCGGATAATGCCAACAGTCAAGCAGAGTTGGAAAACGCTCGAATCACATTTACTGAAACATTGCCATCACGTGTAAACAATGAGGATTCAGCAATCATTGTAATCATGCAGAGATTGAACGAAGCCGATACTAGCGGGGTAATACTTGAACTTGGATTGCCTTACGAACATTTGAAAATTCCTATGCGCTATGAGGAAAAAGGAAAAACCTCTGTTTCTTGTATTGGGTGGAAAGATCCAAGAACCAAAGAAGGGGAATTAATGTTTCCTGAGAGATTTCCAGAAAAACAAGTCGCGGAATTAGAGAAAACACTCGGCACATATGCAACGGCTGGACAATTACAACAACGACCCGCGCCTCGTGGTGGTGGATTATTTAAGAAACATTTCATACAGAATTACGACCCTAAAAACCTGCCAGAGTTTGAACATATAGATATATCAATTGACTCTGCGTTTAAGACAGGCGCGGAAAACGATTATTCATCTATTGGGGTATGGGGTAAATGTGAAAAAGGATATTTTCTACTTAATAGCATACGCGAAAAGGTTGAGTTTCCAGACCTTAAAGCAAGGGTCGAGCAATTGTGCGAATATTGGAAACCTCGCTATTGCTTAATTGAAGATAAGGCAAGCGGGCAATCATTAATCCAAGAATTAATATCATCAACATTGATACCGATTCGCCCCATAAAAGTTGATACTGACAAATTAACTAGAGCCTATGCGATACAGCCAGAATGGGAGAATGGAAAAATATTCTTGCCATTTCAAGCGGAATGGTTAGATGATTACATAAAAGAAATGACATTATTTCCAAACGCCAAACATGACGACCAAGTGGATATGACAACTCAATATATTAATAGGATGAAAAGAAGAGGGAATTTTACTCCTCAAGTATTATAGTTATGTTAGGACTAAACAAGCTTTTCTCTAAGGGAAACAAGGATGACCTTAATCAAAAAGGGTTTTCAGGTGATCCAATTTTAAACTATCCAGATTCATTATTTCAAGGCGATGATGGATTCAGGAAAGTAAATTACAATACTGCTTCACGTGATGGATTTGAAAAGAACTATGTTGTATTTAGAGCCATAACTGACATTGCAGAATCAGCAAGTCAGATACCTTTAGTATTCGATCAACCAGAATTAGAGGAACTACTAAGAAAGCCATACTATAAACAAGGCTATACGAATTTCATTCAAGATGCGTTGAAGTATAAATTATTAGGTGGCAACTTCTACGCTGAAGCGATCACAGTAGGCAAAAAAATCTCAATGCTTAGAACTATTCGACCTGATAGAGTTGATTTAGAATATGGCATGAGAGGCGGTCTTAATGAACAATTGATAGCCTATAGATGGACACAAGGAGGAACTAAGCGATTTCCAGTTGATGAAGAGTTTAAATCTGAAATGTTTCACTCAAAATTATTCAACCCTCAGAATGAATGGCTCGGAATGTCATTGCTTCAATCTGCTATTATCAGCATAGACCAGAGTAATGCAATGAGCGCATACAATAAGAAGGTTGTTGAAAATAACGGTGTACCTTCTATGGTTCTCGGCATGAATATGCCTAAAGATAACTTTATAGAGCCACCTAGTCCCGAGCAAATGAAAGCAGTCCGGAAGGATATGGAAATAGCTATGGGTAAAGGTAGAAGCAGTAATATAGCAATGCTTAATTGGCAATACTCTGTATTATCGGCTGGCATGACTCAACAAGAAATGGACTGGGTGAACAGTAAGACTACCACAGCTAGAGAAATTGCCCTTGCCCTTGGTTATCCTCCATTCCTTTTAGGACTCGCGGAAGGATCTACTTTCAATAACGTGTCTGAGGCTCGTATGAGTCTTTATGACAATACGGTAATACCGATGTTGAGCGCGTTTCTATCTGATCTTGATATTTTCTTTGAATCAATAACAGGAAAGCAATCTAATACAATGATTGATAGAGATAATATTCTTGCATTACAGCCGAGAGTATTTGAAAAACGTGAATCAGCTAGAAACGACTTTCAAGCGGGTATTATTTCGGATATTGAAGCACGTCAAGAGGGTAATTATCCAGAAGAAGCAGAGGGCGAGTTTTTTATGCCATCTAGTCAAGTGCCTAAAGGCATGGAATTTAATTTACTAGATGAATAGAAGAAATGTTGCTTACTTTGTAAGATTACGCAGTCAGTTCGAAAAATCCTTATTTCGATCATTTAAGAAACTGTATAAAAAGCAGGGTGACGAGATAGCTAGTCAATATCTCATGAATGGTATTGATGGCGCGCTTAGTGTGGTTAATCAAAGTGATTTAGAAGTCCAGGAATTAATGCGAAAATTCTATGATAAAGTTATCGGGACTATGGGGCTTGCTCAGTTAAAGCAAATGATCCGAAAACAACAGAAAAAGCAGAAACAGGAATTTCCAGAGTCGAGCCGTTTTGTTATGTTGTCGCAAGAATGGATCGCTGAGAATGTTCTTAGTCAGTCTGATCTAATAACTGGAACCAGTGCAAAGATAGTCGGAAAGATTATTGAGGATGGGATACAAGAAGGAATAGGAGAAAAACCGATTGCAAAGAATATTAGAGATTCATTTTCTGGAACTATATCAACACATAGAGCAAGGACAATAGCCAGAACCGAAACAGGCAATGCAAGTTCATACGCTCAAGAATTAGGGGCGAGGGAATCTGGGTTAGATTTTAGAAAAGAATGGATACCTGTTTCAGACGATGCAACAAGACAAGGTCATATAGGTGTTTCTCCTGTGGGTATGGACGAAGATTTTATCGTCAATGACGAAAGATTGGCGCATCCGAATGACCCGAGGGGTTCAGCGAGCAATATAATAAATTGTCGCTGTGTTTGTGGTTACGATCCTATTATTGATTGATCATAGAATCTAGTTCTTGCTCAGTGTAGACAAATGACTTTCGGCATTGTCTACACCAAACATGATAACGACCAGAATTGAATCTGAATATTTCATGATTCTTATTATTGTGAGTGAATGTTAATCCGATTGGGTATTTCATTTATATGCTATTGTTTCTTTAATCCAGTATTGTTCTGTATCCGAACATTTAGATTTTAATTCTTTCAATCTTTTCTCGGCATTCTTCATATTCGTGTGAATCTCATAAGTGTCAATTTCTCCACCACAATAACAAAATTCAATAACCCAAACAGGAAAACTAGAAAGGTGCTTCATCTTCAAAAGGATCTTCTTCAGGTTCTTCTTGTTTCGGTTCTGGCTCATTAGATTTTTCAATCTTAGAGAATGAACCTCTTATACTCGTAAAATATCTACCTTGCCACTCACGACTAGAAACATAACCAGACATTTCGACAATATCATTTACTTTTGGCGT